ATTGTGAAAAAAAGGTTGATAAAGTTTTAAATGAATTTTTTAAAAAATTTGAAGATAAATCAGATGCTATGATGCATACAGTAGAATTATGGATTCATAAAAGATTAGTACATGAGCATGAGTATTTAACTAATAAATACAATGCTAGAGCAGAAGCTGGTAAAAAAGGGGGTCTAGCAAAACGAGATTTAGCTACAAGCAAAACTCAAGCACCTATACCTATACCTAAACCTATACCTAATGATAAATATGATAGTCAGTTTGAGCAACTATGGAGTTTATTAAGTAAAAAAAGAGGTTCTAAATATAAATCTTATCAAATTTTTATTAAAGTAGATGGTAAAATAGGATTAACAATAGAGGATATTGCTAGAATTTATAATAATCAAATAAGAGAAATAGAGGATATTAAATTTATACCTCATTTTGCTACTTGGTTATCTCAAAGAAGATGGGAAATAGAAGAAGATAATGAAATACCTGATTTAATAAATAGATTAAAAGCATTAGGATATGTTTATAAAGGTGCAGAGGGTTCTTTTGAAAAATTTACTAAAGATGGAAAGGAGTATAAAATAGATAAATTTGATGAGAAACATCAGATTCAATTAGTTCAATGAAAGCTTTATTAAGAATATTTAAGTATTGCAGAAAAAGAATAATTAAATTAAGTATTGAAAATAGACAACTTAAACTGCAAATAGAATATTTAAGGGCTACATTAAACAAAGATGAATATACAAAGCATTAAATATGGCAGAAAAAAGATTAAAATTAAATATGAAATACTAAAAAATTTATATGGATTTTATGAGACTAATAAGAACTTGCTTGTATTTGATAAAAGGGTAAAAGGAATAAAGTTGTTTAATACAATAATGCACGAGTTATTTCACATAATAATTTATCAATCAGGAATAGATGTAAATAATAGGGGAGAAGAACCTATTGCACAAGCTATTGGAGATGGATATGAAAAAGTATTTAGACAAAATCCTAATTTATGGAACTCTTTAACTAAACTATTAAAAGGATAATATGGAAATTATAGAAATGGATATAAGTGAGATAAAACCTTATAAAGATAATCCTAGAGAAATTTCACAAGAAGCAGTAAAAAAAGTTAAAAATTCTATATCAGAATTTGGAAATAATCAACCTATCGTAATAGATCAAAATAATGTTATAGTTGTCGGTCATACTAGATGGAAAGCATTAAAACAACTTAATAAAACTAAAGCTTTTGTAATTAAAAAAAATTTTGATAAAAATAAAGCTATTGCTTATAGAATTATGGACAATAGATCAGGTGCTGAATCTCAATGGGATAAGCAATTACTTATGTCCGAGTTACAAGTTTTAAAAGATGATAAATTTGATTTAGATTTAACAGGATTTGATGCATTAGAACTTAAAGACATTATGCTAGATAAAGATTTATTTGAACCTACTGACAAAGATGATCAAGGAAAGCTAGATCAAGACACTAAAGAAATATGTCCTGAATGTGGCCAAGTTATAAATGGATAAAGGATTATTTATAGACTATTGCAGTTATGAAGCTTCTAAATATGCAGTATTAAATTATCATTATTCTAAAGCTATGCCATCTGGAAAATTAGTTAGATTTGGAGTGTGGGAAGATAAAGAATTTATAGGCTCGGTTTTATTCGGTTCTGGGGCTAATCCTAATATGTCTAAAGTAGTTAATCTTACACCTTATGAAGTATGTGAATTAGTTAGAGTTGCTTTAAATAAGCATAAAAACCCTGTTTCTAAAATAGTTTCATTTTGCATGAAGAAGTTAAGAAAAGACTTTCCTAATATAAAAGCAGTAGTAAGTTATGCTGACCCCATACAAAATCATAAAGGAAAAATATATCAGGCTATGAATTGGCTTTATTTAGGCGAAACTAAAACTGCTACTCACTATATGCTAGATGGTAAATTTTATCATTCTAGATCACTTAATCAAAAAAATAGAGAAAATGAGACATTTGATAGGAGTGCTTATGAAAAAGTTTATTTAAAAAAGTATAAATATATTTACTTATTTGATAAAGGATTAAAGAAACAACTAAATGAAACATTAAAACAATATATTGCGTAGGCTTTAGAAAGGCTAGATGGTACCCCCATTTAGATAGATGGTGCAATTCCAATCCCTACGCTCCACACTTGAAATTAAACTAAAAAAAGACATAATAAGCTATATGGCAAGACCACTTAAAAAAATAGACCCTGAAGCAGTAAAGAAATTAGCGCAATTACATTGTACTTTTGAAGAGATTGCAGAATTTTGTGAGGTTTCTACAAAGACTTTACAAAGGCATTATGTCCACCTTATAAAAAAGGGGCGAGAGATGGGCAGAATTAGTTTAAGGAGAGCACAATTTGAAAAAGCTTTATCAGGTAATGTTGTTATGCAGATATGGTTAGGAAAGCAACATTTAGATCAAAGAGATAAGATAGAGCAAACAAACTTTAATGAGCCTTTACCATTAATTATAAATGCTAAACCAGAAGAAATAGAAGATGGCAAAAAAAAAGGGTAATGTCTTTGGTGCTGTAATAGAGTACACTAAAACAGAAAAAGGTACATCTATAGGAAGAAGACCTATAACTTCTACAATGAATAAAAATACTAGAAGACAAAAAGGTAAAGGGAAATATCGTGGACAAGGTAAGTAAAAAATTTTAAGATATAAAACTTCAAATTACAAACATAATATGATATTTAGTTTTTTATGGCTAAATATAAAAACAGAACTGTTAAACTTAACAAACCTATGCGTGGAGATGTTAAGAAGTTTAAAGTCTTTGTAAAGAATAGAAAGACAGGCAGAGTAGTCAAAGTTAATTTTGGCGATAAGAAGCTATCTATTAAAAAGAATATTCCAGCTAGAAAAAGATCATTTATGGCAAGATTTAGACCTATACTTGCTAAAGCAAGAAGATCAGGAAAACAAATAAATACAACTCCTGTATATTGGGCAGTTAAATCATGGCAAAAAAGTTTTAAAATTTAATTTATGAGTATAAATATGAACTATTATTTTACAGGAATATTAATTATTCTATTCTGTTTATTATGTATGGTAGAACCAGCATATCCTGATAGTACACAAACGAATAATAGTGGCTCAAATACTGCAATCGAGGGTGGATATACCTCTACCTCTAGCACAACTTTTCAATCTGGGTCATCATCTAATACAACTACAAATTCTACTAGCAATAGCAATATTAAATCTGCACCCCCTACTGCTTCTGCACCCTCTTTTTCTGCTCAAAGTCAAGATGTATGTGCAACAGGAGTATCAGTAGGAATACAAACATTTGGTACAGGCTTTTCTGGTGGTAAAACTAATAGAGATATGAATTGTGAAAGAATTAAATTAGCAAAAGTTCTTTATGACTTTGGAATGAAAGTAGGAAGTGTGGCTTTATTATGTCAAGATGAAAGAGTATTTGAAGCTATGATTAATGCTGGCACACCTTGTCCTGTAGATGGTAAGATAGGTAAAGAAGCATTAAAGATTTGGAATAGATATGAATTTGAAAGACCAGATTATGAAACTTACGTAAAAAGAATCAAAAAAAGAGCAAAGATTGATAAGAAGATTAATAAAGCAGAAGCTAAAAAATTAGAATTACATACAAAATGACAAGGAAAACTAATACAATGTTAATAGGCTTATTAGGTACAATTCTAATGGGTTTAGCAACATGGACATTAGTAACACTTATGGAACTTCAAATTTTAGTTAATATGATTCAACAAGATTTAATAAGTATTGATAAACAATTCGGCAGAGTTTATAACTTTATAGATTCAGTAAGAAACTAATGATTTGGTTAATAATTTTTATAGGAGTAATGGCATATGCAGTATATCGTATCAATCGTTTTGCTGATGATATTAACCCTCGGAACTTCTTTAGCAGAAGAAAAGACGACAAATAATTTAATTACTAATGGTAATTTTGAAACAGGAAACTCTAATAGTTGGACTACTAATGGAGATGTTCAAGTATTAAATGATTGTTGTACCCTTAATAATATTCCTAGCAATTATGATTTAGAGTTTGGAGATAGTGGTTCAATAGAGCAAGAATTTAATTTAAGTACAGATACAATTACACAAGATATGCTTAATAATGGAATTACATTAGATAGCACAGTAGAAGTACAGAATGGAGAATGTGCTGTTGCTGGTTGTTGGGGTGGAAGTGGTGGAGCAGATTCATTTACAATAGTTCTTAAAATAAAAGATGCAGATGGCAATGTTCTTGCTACAAGTACAAAGATTAGAACAGATGTAACAGGAATTAATGGTGCTAACTTTACAGATACTTTAACCTATAATGGCCAAAACTCTAATTTAGGAAATCTTAACATAGCTGGAACTGATGCTAATGCTCCAGCAAATCTAGGTGGTGCTAATGTAGATAATATTTCTGTTACTATGACTTATGACGATACAGTTATTTCTAATGAGATTATTGAAGAATTAGAAAATGTATTTGAAGATTTAAAAGAAGAAATATTTGAAGAGTTAGAGTTTAAAGAAGAATTTACATTTAATGAAGAATTTACTTTTGAAGTAGTTCAAGCACCAGAAATTAAGGAAGAATTAGAAATAGAGCAAATAATTGAAGAGTTATCTATGCCTGAAAAAGAACCTGAAATAATAGAAGAAGCAGAAATTGTAGAAGAAGTTATAGAGGAAAAGCCAGAAGAAGAAGTTATTACAGAAGAAATAATTAAGGAAGCTAAAGAAGAAATGCCTGAAGAAATTAAAGAAGAAGCACCAGAGCAAATGGCAGAAGAAAAAGAAGAAGAAATTATAGAAGAAACTAATGAAGAAACACCTACTAAAGAAGTTAAAACAAAGGTAGCAAGTAAGAAAACAAAGAAACCTAAAATAGATAAGATAATGGCAAAAGTAGATGAACAAATTAAAGATAGTGCTAAAAATTTAGTTATTAAAAATATAATTAAATTAGATGCTATGCAGAATGATCAAGCTTCTCTAGTAGCTTATAATAATACAGAGTTTTATAAGCCTAAAGATATTTATTTGAATCAGATAGAGATATTTGATAATAGGTCTATATATGCTAATATTGATTTAGTTAAATATACTGCTAATGATATAATGGAAGTTAAGATAAAAAAACTAAATGAAATTAAGTCTAAAAAAAGGCTATTACTTTTAGAATTACAGGAGTTAAAACAATGATGAAAAAGATACAAGACAATCTAACAAATATAGTAGTTGTATTAGGACTAATAGCTTCTATAGGTGCTGGATTTACAAAGTTTGCTAATATGGAATCAAGTATAGAGCAATTAAAAAATCAAACTGCACCTGATACTACAGGAATAGAAACTAATGCTTTTGCTATAACAGATATTAATACAGATATAGCAGTAATAAAACAAAAGCTAGAAACACATGGCCATAATAATGATCATGCTCATGATAATACTGATATTAAAATTTTAAAAAAAGAAATAGAAGTGTTAAAGCTAGAGATACAAGAGTTAAAAGAATCATCTAAAAA